AACAGCAGGATGTTATCAAGCAGGAGCTGCTGGATCGTTGCAAGTCAGTTGGTGCAGAGAGTCTCAAAACAGAATTTGGCACGGCCACCCGCACAGTCAAAGTCCGCTATTGGTCTAATGACTGGGGTGCCATGCACTCTTTCTGCAAGGAGCACGATGTTCTTGACTTGATGGAACGCCGCATCAGTCAGGGCAACATGAAGGCATTCTTGAAGGACAACCCGGACATCAAAATCCCGGGTCTCAATTCGGATAGCTTTTACGATATTTCAGTTCGGCGCAGCAAGTAATTAACTAAGGAGAAGCAAGCATGTCTAATGAAATGACGCTGTTCAAAGATGGTAACAAACTCCCGTCCTACCTCAAGAATCGTGAGATGGATGCTGTCACCAAAAGCCTTATGGGTGGTGGCTCACTGGCCAAGCGTATCTCGATCAAGGGCGGCGTGTGGCGGTTGATGTCCGGTGGCAAAGAGATCGCGGTGAACGAAGACCGGGCGATGAACTTCATCATCGTCAACGCAGCAGCCAAGGTCGGTCGCACTTATTATGAAGGCACCTACGATCCGGACGCGGAGAAGGCTTCAGCACCGGTGTGCTGGTCAGCCAATGGAGAAACACCTGACGCCAGCGTCGAAGCTCCCCAGTCTAAGACTTGCGCGACCTGCCCGCAGAACATCAAGGGTTCCGGTCAGGGTGACTCCCGTGCGTGCCGCTTTAGCCAGCGTGTCGCTGTGGTGTTGGAGAATGATCTGGACGGTGATGTGTTCCAGCTGTCGCTGCCCGCTGCGTCGATCTTCGGTAATGGTGAGAACGGCAAGCTCCCGCTCAACGCGTATGTGAAGTTTCTGGCGGGCTTCAACGTGCCAGTGACTGCTGTTGTGACCGAGGCCCGGTTCGACACCAACGCGGCTACCCCAAAGCTGACGTTCAAAGCAGCCCGGGCGTTGACTGAGGCAGAGTTTGCGCAGTGCGAGGCGGCGGGGCAGTCAGCCGCTGCTAGACAGGCGGTCACGTTTACCGTGTCCCAACAGGATGGGGTGAAGCAGATCGCGAAGCGCGATGAAGAGTTCCGCAGCAACGACAAGCCCGCCGCGAAAAAGGCCGCCGAGCCCGAGGATGAGGCTGCTCCACCCGCCGAGGAAGCGCCGACCAAGCGCACGACCAAGGCCGCAGCACCCGAACCAAAGAAAGACGCGAAAGCCCTGTTGGCTGAGTGGGACGACTGAATTTAGGTGGTCTGGGGGTGGGGACGCTCACCCCCATTTTTTCTTTGAACGGGTCACCTATGCAAACGAGAACAGAGTTTTTGCAGGCCGTACTGCCTGCCGAGGGGGTCTACGTCGCGGTTGCGATCGACGGGAAGCGGGTAGCTCAGACGTTTCACGATACGATAACCGACCTTGAGGCCCGCTGCACTACACTGGTTGGAGAGGGGCAAAACACCTTCTACGCGTTGGCGACGTTCAATACCGCCAGCACCCGCACCACGGACAACATGAAGCTGATCCGGTCTCTGTTCGTGGACTTGGACTGCGGTGCGGATGAAGAAGGTAAGAAGTATGCTACACAAGCTGAAGCCGTAGCGGCGCTACGCGAGTTCGTCAAAGACATGCGGCTACCGACGCCGTGGGTGGTGGATTCAGGACGCGGCATCCATGCGTATTGGCCGTTTACGGAGGCAGTCACCCGACTGCAGTGGAAGCCGGTAGCTGAGAAGCTGAAGCAGATGTGCGCCATCAAGGGGTTCAAGGCCGACCCTGCTGTTACGGCTGACGCCGTGCGGGTGCTGCGGGTGCCGGGGTCGTTCAACGTCAAGGACAAGGCCAACCCGTTGGCGGTGGAGATTCTCAAGGCAGGGGTAGCCACCCCGTTTGACGATTTGCGGCAGCTGCTGGGGGTGTCGGAGTTTGAGGCATCCGCTGTCAAACGCCCGATGGACGAGGTTACCAAGAACCTGCTGGCCAACCGGCCTTCCTACTTCAAGGATATCCTCCAGCGCAGCGTGGCGGGCGATGGCTGCAACCAAATCATGCACGCCGTGGGTAACCAGTCCAGTATCCCGGAGCCCCTGTGGCGGGCGGTCTTATCGGTGGCGCAGCACTGCCATGATCGGGACAAAGCCATTCATGTTGCATCGCGGCAACACCCGGACTATGACCCCGACGAGACCGAGCGTAAGGCACAGGCCACCAAGGGCCCCTACACCTGCGCGTCGTTCCAGAAGATTGATCCCACCTTGTGCGAAGGTTGCCCGCATTTTGGGAAGATCAGCTCCCCGATTACGCTGGGGGCGGGGCGGGTGCTTGAGGCCACGCAGGAGGATCGGACGGTTGAGGTGGTGCTGCCGGAGTCTACTGAACCGGTGGTGTATGAAATACCGGCCTACCCCTTCCCGTTTTTCCGGGGCAAGAATGGCGGCGTCTACGTCCGCGAGAAGGTGGAGGACAAGAAGACCGGTGCAACGCATGAAGAAGATACCTTGATCTACCAGCATGACTTTTATTTGGTCGCGCAGGTGCGAGACCCTCACGACGGAGCAACCGGGCTGTTCCGAGTTCACTTCCCGCAGGACGGGGTGAAGGAGTTCTGCGTGCCGCTGTCGGACATGCTGGCCAAGGATCGGTTCCGTGATGCTATCGCAACGGTGGGCATGTGCCCGCAGGGTTCACAACTGGACAAACTTATGGCGTATTCAAACTACTGGGTAAACACCTATCAGAAGTCGAGTCAATCCAAGCTGGGCCGCGTGCAGTTCGGCTGGGCAGACAACAACCAATGCTTCATTGTAGGTGATCGGGAAATCCGGGCGGACGAGATTCGCTACAGCCCCCCGACCATTACTACGGTAGAGATCGCTACAAAATATCAGAAGGTGGGCACGCTGGAAGGCTGGCAGAAGATCGCCAATTTCTACAACCAACCCGGCATGGAGCTGCAGCTGTTCACCCTGCTGTCCGGGTTCGCCTCACCCCTGATGCCCTTCACCAAGACGCAGGGCGGCTTGATTAGTCTGTACTCGGACAAGGGCGGCACCGGTAAGACGACCCTGCTCTGGATGATAAACAGCATTTTTGGCCACCCCAAGGACTCCTGCCTGATTCTGCGAGATACAGCGTTGTCGAGATTGAACCGAGTCGGCGTGCTGAACAATATCTCCTCCACGACCGACGAGATCACCAATGAGCTGCCTGAGAATATCTCCGCGTTTGTATATGATGCGATGCACGGCAGGGCACGGAACCGGCTGAAGTCATCCTCCAACGTGGAGCGGGTCAACAAGTCTACGTGGAATAACATCAACGTGGTTACCGGCAACGCGGCGCTGGCTGACAAGTTGCGGCTGCTCAAAGATGACCCGGATGGTGAGCTGCGTAGGCTGCTGGAGTTTGAGGTCATGCTGCCTATCAAGATCAGCAAGGCCGAGTCGGATAATATCTTTCTACCCATGATGGACAACTATGGAGTTGCTGGCGAGCTGTATATCCAGCACCTGCTCCCTAAGACCGATACGATTCATGACACGTTCCGCAAGGTGCAGTTAAAGCTGGATGCGGCAGCGGGGTTACAGCAGCGGGAGCAGTATCAATCAGCCACCTGTGCCGCTATCCTTACGGCGGGAATTTATGTGATGGAGTGCGGGGTCATGAACCTGACTTCCGCCGATATGAAACGTCTGTATCAGTGGGTGGTGGACTACCTGACGAAGCTCGTGGCCAAGACCGCGAATGAGACCGTGCCGCTCGATGAAGTGCTGGGCTTGTTCCTGTCGAACCACGTCAATGATACGCTGATCATCAAAGGTAACCCCACGATTGGCACCATGTTGGACGCTCCCATTCGGGAGCCGAGAGGTAAGCTGCTGATTCGCTATGAGCCTGATACCAAAGAGCTGTGCGTTAGCCTGCCCAAGTTTCGGTCGTTCTGTGCTCATAGGCAAGTGTCATATGATTCCGTGATTTCGTATTTCACACGACAGGGCAAGTTCCGGGAGGTTACTCGCAAGCGGCTGGGTAAAGGCACCCACATATCGGCTAATGAGCGGGTGATCGTGTTCTCCAACATCGACGAGGATTTTGTCGGTCATGCAGAAAAAGCTGCAAGTACTGGGGCTGCCGGTTCAGATTGAATGGGAGAAGCTGCGTGTCGGGGTGTCTTTTTTCATCCCGGTGCCCCTTGGCATCTCCCAGCAACTGCGTAAACAACTTTTGGCAGCTGCCGCCGAGTATGGCTACGACCTGTTGATGGAGGAGGTCGTGGAGAAGAACCTCACTGGGTTACGAGTTTGGCGGACCCGCTAAGGCATGGTAGTATCCGCCTGACGCTGGATTCCTCCCCAGCCGTCGCTTCTCCTCCGTTTACCCCCGGCGCAATGCCGGGGGTTTTTTACATGCCCATCTGCTTCCGCAGGGTTGGCAGGTTCAGATTGGAGAACAGCAGCATCTCGTATTTGTCAATCTGGTCTAATTTGGCTCGTTTCTCTTCGCTGTTCATGTCCTTGTTGCCTTCAATGAGCCTACGTGCTTGCCGCAGCTGCGAAAGCTTTTGTTCGACCTGCGAAAAGAACCCGGACTTCGCCAATGCGTACAGCTCCTTGTTTTCCATCAAACGCTGCTTGGCTTCTTCCGGATCACGCTCCATCAGGAATTTGATATCCTCGGCAACGGCACGGGACTTTTCACGCAGCTCGTAGTAGTCGTCCTTCAGACCAGAAGGCGCACTGCCTGTAAGGAATGTCGTAGCCTGTGGCACATCAGCCCAGCGGCGGTCTGCGCGTTCAATACCCGAGACCCCTTCGATAGCCCGCCCACCTGCATACATCACGGTACCGCCGAATATCCCCAGATACCCACGAACCAGATGCTCGACCTGCACCGGTGCCAACGGTGTAACCGCCGACAACAACTTCGATAGCTCTGACGTCCCACTGGTGAACTGCAGGTCCTTAGAGCGACCCTCCAGACCTTTGCCGATGATGGGGTTGCCGGTAAAGAACGAGTAGTTGGCCGCGACCTCAACACCGGGTTTCAGCAGCTGGGGCATGTAGCCGGGAGCCGACACCGCGTTGACTAACCCATCGCGGAACACGCGAGCAAGTTTGGTTGCATCGACTTCATCCTTGGTGCCCAAGC